TATAGACTATAATAGTAGCACAGGTGCGATAACAGCAGATCAAGGTGAGGTTAGAGGATTCTTTTCGGCAACTGGTGATCTTGGATACAATGCATCAACTGGTGCATTCTCATTTAGTGAGACATACTCAACTGCCGCCGAACTATTAACAGCAATTAAAACAGTTGACACAAACACAAGTGGTCTGAACGCAGACACATTAGACGGACAACAAGGAACGCATTATAGAATCAATGTGTACAACTCATCCGGTACACTACTAAACTAAGGTAAGAATTATGGCAAACCCAGACACAAGAGACGAACTTATTGATTACAGCTTACGAGCACTAGGATCACCTGTATTGGAGATTAATGTCGCAGATGAGCAGATCGAAGATCGTGTTGACGAAGCACTACAGTGGTTCCGAGAATATCATCCGGATGGAAAAAGACGTTTCTACATTAAACACCAGATCACTCAAGCAGATATTGACAACAAGTATATTGATCTTGGACAGGATCTTCTTACCGTAGTTCGTATGTTCCGTGTAGATAATGCCTCTGCATCTACTAACTTCTTTGATATCAAGTATCAAATGAGACTGAATGATATTTCTGAACTAAATAGATTTGCAGGTGATATGGCATACTATGAGCAAATGCAACAACATCTATCATTACTTGATATGAAATTAAGTGGTGAACCATTAATAACATTCGAAAGACAGAAAGACCGTGTTCATTTTGAACATGATGCCGGAGACTTTACAGTAGGAAACTATGTAATCTTTGAGGTATACGGAGATCTAGATCCAGACGTTGCAACTAATTCAGTACTGAATTCATTGTGGAATCATAAGTTTTTAAAGACATACACTACTGCACTTATTAAAAAGCAATGGGGACAAAATATGTCTAAGTTTGAAGGTATGCAATTGCCCGGCGGTGTTACTATGTCGGGAAGACAAATTTACGATGACGCAAATACAGAGATAGAACAAATAATGACAAAGTTTAGGGAAGAAGAAGATGTCGGCCCTATGTTCTTTATAGGATAAACAATGGCAACAAATCCATGGATTTCAAAGGAAGTACGGTCTGAACAGAACCTGTACGAAGATCTAGTAATAGAATCTTTGCAGTTTTATGGTCAAGATGTATATTACCTTCCACGAGAACTAGTCAACGTTGACAAGGTATTTCTTGACGATGTGCCATCACATTTCAGTGATGCATATAAGATCGAGATGTACGTTGAGAACGCAGATGGTTTTGGGGGCGAGGGAGATCTATTTTCTAAATTTGGTGTTGAACTAAGAGACCAAGCAACCTTCGTGTGTGCACGTAGACGTTGGAAGTCTTTAATCGGTGATAAACTAGATGCTTATAATTTCCGTCCACGTGAGGGTGATGTTATATACATCCCATTCTCTAAGTCATTATTTGAAATCTTTAAGGTTGAAACCGAAACTCCATTCTACCAATTAAACCAACTACCTACGTTCAGACTTCAATGCGAGTTATTTGAATATAGTGATGAGGACTTTGATACCGGAATCGATAGTATCGATGACATTGAAGTTGAAGGTGCATATCAATATAAACTGACTATGGAAACCCCTTCGGTGTCTACTGCCAAAGGTGATGCTGTTATGAATTTAAATGGTCAGATAACATCCATTGATATGAGCACTCAAGGACGTGGTTACTTAACTGCACCTACCGTTACTATAGGTGCAAACTTAGGTGGAGTTGCTAAACTAGGCAACCAGTCACTTAATGTTCTTAGAGGACGTGGTTTAGAACAACCATACTCTCAAACAAATGTTCATGGTACAATTGAGATGTGGGTAAGAGTTGATACTCTACCAGTATCTGGTCAACAAGTATTATTCGCAACTGGTGGTACTGGAAGAGATGCAAAAACTTATTTCTGGGGTATAAACTCTGCCGGAGAATTAGTCTATAGTAGGGGTAATAACGGTGGGGGTGGATTGGTAAACCTCGTTGGTAATAATATTATCTTTGCACCAGACACTTGGCACCATTTATTAATAGGTGCTGACGCAACAAATAATCTTGTTGTATATTTTGATAATGTCAAAAAGTACGATAATAACATTACCGGAGTAACATTTGATTGGATCTCTAGTAATGGTTATGCCGTAGGATCCGATGCCGCCCGAGAGATTGATGGTGTCCAATGGGACGCATTCACAGGGTACATCGATGAATTCAGAGCACAGGTTGGTTCTAAATCAAGTCTGTTAGTTCCTCGATATGTAGATAGTGGAGTAGATACTAATCTTACCCCACAGACTGTCGAGTATACTTCTGATTCTGCCACTGCTGTTCTAGAACATTTTAATGCTATATCTGCAACCGCAACCTCAACAATCGATGCTAGTGGTCGATTGGAATCAGTCATTATAAATGATCAAGGACTATATTATGAAGGAGAACCTACGGTTACCTTCTCTGCACCATCTACGGGTGGTGAGTACAAACGCAATGAATCTATTCAACAGGTTACTGATAATTATACCATAAAAGGTGAAGTTGTCAAGTGGTCTGATTCAGATAATTGCCTATACTTAGCACACGTTGGTGCAACAGATGGTAAGTTCCATACATTTAATACTAGTAACGCAGTAATCGGTCTTACATCCGGAGCACACTTTGCTCCAAGTTTAGTAGGAGAGTTACAAGAAATACAGTCAAACTATTCAAGTGATCCTACTGCCGACACACCACAAGCAAACTTCTTTGATGACTTCGAAGGTGACTTCTTAGACTTCTCAGAGAGTAATCCATTTGGAGATATGGCATAATGTTTGGATCATGGTTTTATCATAAGAGGGTTCGAACTGCTGTATCAGTATTTGGATCTTTATTCAATAACATTTATGTACTGCGTCAAAACAGTGCGGGTGAAACTATCTCTCAAGTCAAGGTGCCTTTATCATATGCACCCAAAAGATCTTTTATAGAAAGATTAAATGAGATGAAAGACGGGGAGCAATCCGAACGTAGAGTTGCTATCAAACTTCCACGTATGTCTTTTGAGATTACATCAATGGCATATAGTCCGGAGAGACAATTGCCTAAAACTAATTCGTTCTCTACTGCACTCAGTGGAAGTGTTAATAAAAGAAATGAGTTTTATACCTCAGTTCCATATGACATTTCGTTTGACGTAAACGTATATGCAAAATCACAAGATGATGCATTGCAAATGGTAGAGCAAATATTACCATACTTTAATCCACAATATACAGTTTCGGTAAAACCGTTCGGTACGCAATATCCAGAGATAAAAGAAGACGTACCTATTGCTTTAACTGGGGTGTCATTCTCAGATGACTTCGAAGGATCCATTGGTGACCGTAGAACAATTATTTACACATTAACGTTTAATATGAAGATTGCGTTCTATGGGCCTATCAACTCATCCTCTATTGTAAGAACAGTTAACAACAACATATATACTCTTGGTGATAGTGATACTTTCCAACTATCAATGCAAACAACTGCCACTCCGAGTGGTGTAAATGCTGATAGTGATTATGGATTCAATCTGGCATATTTAGATAGTGCTCAGTAATGTTAAACTATGCTCGTTATATAAAACGTAAGTATGGTTTTGGTTTAGAAAGGAAAGGTAGAATAGTAGATATATTAGTATGACAGAAAAAAACATTGATAAAGATTATGAAACTTCGAGGGATACCTATAACGATTTGATCGAGAAGGGTAGAGAATCTCTTGAGTTGATGATAGAGGTGGCACGTGAAAGTGAACACCCCCGTGCATTCGAAGTTCTTTCGGGCATGATCAAAAACATTTCAGATGTCAATGACAAACTTATGGATCTTAATAAGAAGTATAAGGATGTTACCAAGGAAGACGATCCTAAGAAACTCGAAGGAACTACTAATAACAATTTATTTATTGGATCTACTACTGATTTACAAAGATTATTACAGGATGATGCCAAAGTGATTGACCATGACGATTCAGACTAAAGAGTCCTATCTTGGTAACGTCAACGTAAAGAGAGATGGAGTTGCCGAAGAATGGACAAAGAAAGATATACTAGAATACCAGAAATGCATGAAGGATCCTGCATACTTCTGTCGTACCTATGTAAAGGTGGTACATCTTGACAAAGGACTCGTCAAATTCGATCTTTATGATTATCAAGAAAAAATGTTCGAACACTTTGATAAGAATAGGTTTGCTATCGTACTTGCTTGTAGACAGAGTGGTAAGTCGATATCAAGTGTCGGATACTTACTCTGGTACGCACTATTCCACCCCGAAAAAACAATTGCCATCCTTGCAAACAAAGGTGCCACTGCACGTGAGATGTTATCACGGGTTACTCTCATGCTTGAGAATCTCCCCTTCTTCTTACAGCCTGGTACAAAAGCACTTAACAAGGGTAGCATTGAGTTTAGTAACAATTCTCGAATTATCGCCTCTGCTACTTCTGGTTCCTCTATTCGTGGTATGTCTGTTAACTTGCTTTTTCTTGATGAGTTTGCTTTCGTTGAAAATGCATCTGAGTTCTATACTTCAACCTATCCTGTCGTATCTTCGGGAAAAGATACAAAAGTAATTATCACATCGACTGCCAATGGTATTGGTAATCAGTTTGAAAAGATATGGACAGGGGCAATACAAAAGGTCAATGAATATAAACCATTTAGAGTAGACTGGTGGGATGTTCCTGGCCGTGATGAGAAATGGAAATCAGAAACAATTGCGAATACCTCTCAATTACAATTCGATCAAGAGTTTGGTAATACCTTCTTTGGAACAGGCGATACACTAATCAACGCAGAGACTTTGATGAGTCTGCGTAGTAGAAATCCTACAACATACACCGAGGGTGGTGACTGTTTAATATATGAAGAACCTATAAAGGAACATCAATATATAATGACAGTTGATGTATCGAAGGGAAGAGGACAGGATTTTTCTACGTTTAACGTAATCGATATTACGACTAGACCATTCAAGCAGGTATGTACGTATCGCAACAATACTATTTCTCCCTTGCTCTTTCCTAATATTATATATAAGTATGCGAATCTCTACAACGAGGCATGGGTTGTTGTTGAGGCAAATGATCAAGGAACGGTAGTTTGTAATGGTCTGTACTATGAGTTAGAGTATGAAAACCTACACACATCATCTTCAGTAAAAGCAAACGCACTTGGTATAGAAATGAACCGCAAGACTAAAAGACTTGGATGTTCATCTATCAAAGACATACTTGAGCATAACAAATTAGAAATACATGATGAACATACTATATTAGAAATCTCTACCTTTGTTGGTAAAGGACAATCATATCAAGCATCTGACGGTAACCATGATGATCTAATGATGAATTTGGTTATGTTTGGATACTTTGTATCTACTCAGTTCTTTGCTGATATGACAGATATCAATTTAAAAGATATGATGTTTAAGGATAGGATGAAAGAAATTAATGATGATATTGTTCCATTTGGTGCAATAGATGACGGACTAGACGATGGATTGATCACGGAAGGTGAATTCAAAGGATGGCACGAAATAGGTATAGACACCACCCAAGACAGGGATTGGTAGTCTTAAAAAAGTAATTGTTATAAATATAAGTATTGAAAATAACCGTATAATGATTAACTTATAATTCGTAACTAAAAAGGATAATGCTATGGCTGTTAAACCCGCTTCTCCTCGAATCTCAATCAGTGAGATTGACAAGACAGGTATCGTACCTGCTGTCGGTTCATCTGGTGGGGGTTATGTAGGAAATTTCCGTTGGGGCCCTGTGCACGAAAGAACTCTAATCGCCGATGAAAGCGGTCTAGTTTCTGTCTTCGCATCGCCTGACGACACTAATACTGTGGACTTCCACAGTGCCTCGTACTTCTTGAAGTACTCACAAACACTCCAAATTGTTCGAGAGAACAATGGAGGTAAAAACGCACACAGTGCAATTGTAAAATTAGACTCTGACGCAGTAGATCTAGTTAAAAATGCTACTCACTGGGACAATGGTGTCTCTAGTGCTGTAGGAACCGGAGCAAAGACTTCAACCGGAACTTGGATTGCAAAATATCCAGGCGACTTAGGAAACGCATTGACAGTATCTTTCTGTCCTGCCGTTGACTCTGGTACTGATCTCTTTACTGGTTGGGCATATAGGAATGAATTTGGTGGTAAGCCAGGAACATCCCCTTATGCTACAGCAAACGGTGGATCTAATGACGAAGTTCACGTTATTGTAATCGATAGAACTGGAGATATCTCTGGAACTGCCGGTACAGTACTCGAAAAGTTTGAATTTCTGTCTGCCGCTAAGGGAGCAACCACTCAAGACAATTCACCTAATAACATCTCAGATGTATTGAACACTCAGTCTCAATATGTTTGGAACGGTTATTTTGGAGATGACTCTGCCTTTGGTGGTACTTACTTAGGACAAGGTGCTAACTGGAATACAAAAACTACTACAGATGTAAATGTAAACTATGGATTTGACTCAGCAGGTGCTGTTGGTCAATCTCCTCTTACTTCTACATTAGGTGGTGGTCTTGCTTCTAGTGCTCTAGGTACTGCTGACTATTTGACTGGTTTCGATCTATTCGAAGACAAACTTCAAACTGAAATTGACTTCTTGATCGCACCTTCATATGGTTCTGCCGGTGACGGAGCAACAATTGTAAATGACTTAACTGCTACAGCAACTGATCGTAAAGACTGTGTTGTAGTTGCTTCTGTAAACAAAACTGGTGCTGTTGGTGTTACTGACGCTCAAGCTGCGACTAATGCTGTATCCTTTGTAGACGGATTAACTAAATCATCATACTTAGTGGTTGATAATAACTACTTAAAAGTGTTCGACAAATATAACGATAAGTATATCAATATTCCTGCTAACTCTAGCACTGCCGGTTTAATGGCAGCTACAGATATTATAGCAGATCCATGGTATTCACCTGCCGGTCAAAGGCGTGGTAACTATCGTGGAGTTACTGATATCGTAACTAACCCGAACCAAACCCAAAGGGATCAACTGTATAAAGCAGGTGTAAATCCCGTTGCTAACATACCAGGCGTAGGTCTAGTATTGTTTGGTGACAAAACATTAGAGTCACGTCCTAGTGCCTTCGATAGAATCAATGTACGTAGATTGTTCATTGCTATTGAGAAGTCAATTAGTGAAGCGGCAAAAAATGTGATGTTCGAATTCAACGATGACTTTACTCGTGCTGAATTTACAAACATCGTAGAACCTTTCCTCAGAAGAGTAAAAGGTCGAAGAGGGATCACTGACTTTAAAGTCGTTTGTGACGATACAAACAACAACCAAGAAGTGATAGACAATAACCAATTCGTTGCAAACATCTTTGTGAAACCTGCACGTTCTATTAACTTTGTTCAATTGAACTTTGTTGCTGTTAGAACTGGTGTAGATTTTGAAGAGATCGTTGGCACGGTAGGAGCATAAGGAGAATAGATATGGCAATTTTAGGTGTAGATGATTTTAAATCTAAACTCAAAGGTGGTGGTGCTCGTCCTAACCTCTTTAACTGTAAGGTTAACTTTCCAACCTATGCTTTAGGTGACGCAGAACTTACGTCATTTATGGTAAAGGGTGCCCAGTTACCGGCATCGATTGTAGCTCCAATTGTTGTACCATTCCGTGGTAGACAGTTGAAGATAGCAGGAGACAGAACATTCGAAGAGTGGACTGTAACTGTAATCAACGATACAGGTTTCGAAGTACGTGATGCTATGGAACGTTGGATGAACGGAATCAATTCGCATAATGCGAACACTGGTTTCAATGATCCGGCAGAGTATCAGACTGACCTATCCGTTGATCAGTTGGACAAAGATGGACTTGTAATTAAGAGTTACAACTTCCGTTCTTGCTTCCCAACCAACATTACTGCAATTGATCTTAACTACGATACTGTCGATACAATCGAAGAGTTCCAAGTTACGTTCCAAGTACAGTACTGGGAGTCTGGCACAACTAGTTAAGTTTGTGCTAAATATATGCGTAGGGGAGATAAACTCCCCTGCGTATTTTTTACATTGAAGGCAAATATATGGCAGACGATAATAATAGTATAATGAAACTCTTTGGGTTCGAACTTTCTCGTACTAAGAAAGCAGATCCTAATAAAGAGAATGATAAACTTCCTTCTATTGTCCCTAAGACGGACGATGATGGTGCAGGTTATGTAACCGCATCTGGAAGTCATTATGGTCAATACATTGACATCAACGGTGACAATGCTAAAGACAATGCCGAAATGATTATGAAGTATCGTGGTGTGGCAACTCACCCAGAGGTTGATGCCGCCATTGAAGATATTATAAATGAATCAGTTAGTGGTTCAGAGAACGAGTCTCCGGTTCTGATCAACCTTGACGGAGTAGAAACGTCTGATAAGATCAAGAAATTAATTATCGAAGAGTTCGATGGCATCCAAGGGATGTTGAACTTCAACGAATTAGGTCACGACATATTTAGATCGTGGTACGTTGATGGACGATTGATCCATCACCTTGTGGTAAACGAAGGTAATATGAAAGCAGGGATCCAAGAGATCCGTCCTATCGATGCTACTAAGATACGTAAAGTAAAGGAAGTAAAGTATAAGAAGGATAACAAGACCGGTGCAAAGGTTGTAGACAAGACAGATGAGTTCTACGTATTCCAAGAAAAGAATCAAACCCAATCCGCAGTTAAGTTAACACCAGATTCAGTATCATATGTTACGTCTGGACTTACAGATCCTACTAAGAAACGTGTAATCAGTTATTTACACAAAGCAATTAAACCCATCAACCAGTTGCGTATGATGGAAGACAGTCTGGTGATTTATCGTCTCGCACGTGCACCAGAACGTAGAATCTTTTATATAGATGTTGGTAACTTACCTGCAAACAAA